TGCGTATATTTCAAAGTCCTAGGAATTTGAGTACGTGGGGGAAATTTATAGAATTAAGCCAACCAGTGCCTGCGGCAAAGGCCAATCCAGCCATGGCATACATAGTGAATTTACTTTTGACTTTTTCTAGATCGCTGATCTTGCCAGCAAGTTCTGCGTGTTGACTGTTTGAGGCATCGCTCATTTCTTTCAGTTTCTCTGATAGCAGATCGCGAGTGTTATCTAGACAGTCGTGCATATCTTTGACATCACTTTTGATGTCAGTGAGTTTTTCGTTGATCGCTTCTACTTTGATTTCTACTACAGCTACCCGCTCAGGTAGTGCAGCCAATTGTGCAACTGCTTCTTTCGTGGCCATTCTAGGGCTCTCCAATGTTATAAGTCAAGTGCTCGCTCCGAGCCATGTGCCTAGTGTATAATCGAATGCCTAATGGTGATGTGCCTATATGCTTTTATTTATATTGAATTGGTAATATCACGTACCCAAATGTTGGCTTTTTCACCTTTGGTAATAAAACAAGCAGGGTCTATTTCACTAGAATTATTTAAATTAGGAATGATAGGAACACCATTTAGGTCGTCTACTAGCAGTCCAACAGAATCATTGTCACGTAGAAAAACATCATCTCGTTCAACGTCAAATTCCCAACTCCAATGATTGGCTTTGCCGCCTAGATCATAGGGTAAAGCACCTTTGGTCATTATGGGATCTCGCATCCATTGTACGTTGGATCGTAGGCCAATGGCCTGTAGCAGGCTGTTGAAGTTGGCCTGTTGGCGAAGTTTTAATGTATCAGTTTCGGACCTGTGTGGATTGGTCCTAGTGATGTCAACAAGTGTGATAATACGATAGCGTGGCATAATATGCTACTATTTACACCGATAAAAAAAGGGCGGAATAAATCCGCCCCCATCTTCCCATCCCTGAGAAAATCAATTGCTATTAGGCAAATGTCAAACCTGTTAGTTCAACGTTGGTGATTGTGATGTCAGCATTTGCACCTGCTACTCTTAAAGAAACTGTTTCTTCTAGAGTTTCGTAGGTTGTGTTGCCTGTATCAGCTGTACCACCGATTGCATCAGCACCACGTCCGCCTGGGTTAGCTGTATCCAATGCTACTAGAGCAACAAATTGGTTAGCGCCAGAAGCTGTTGGCTTGCCGATGTAGAATACTTCAGCGCCGCCAGCTAGCAAACCAGCTACTGCCTTAGACATGTTGCTGTTAGAGATAGTTGGTGTAGTTGTGAAGTCTACAGATGCAGAAACAATTTTGATAGCCTGTAGTTGACGTGTACCAAAACGTGTGTATGGACCAACGCCAGAAGCGCCGTCGCCTAACAACTTGTAGTTGTTAGCTGGTAGGTAAGATGCTGTGATTGCTGCGCCTGCATTGCTGTAGGTTTGTGCAAAAGATGTTAAATCTGCCATGATATGTTCTCCTTGATCAATAGTCCCGCTCCGGGACTGGCAATATTAAGAATCACCCTGATTCTTATAAAGTATTTATATTGGATTGAAAAAATCAGGCTTCTTGAGCCTTTAATCGGCTCTAAATGGAGTCCAACGGTCACGCGGTACTAGTTTTGTACCACCTGCTACATAACCTTCACCACCGGGCTTACCACCTGTGCTAGCAGTGATGTCGCCACCTGCTTGATCAAGCTCACGAATAACTTCGTCTTTGGCTTTCATGATCTCACGTACCAGTTCAAACATCTTGTCCATTACTCCGGGATGTGCTTCGCTGTGTGCTTGTATTTTGGCTGCTTTTGCAGGAGTCTTTTGTTCAAAGGCCATAAAGGCTTCTGTGTTGATCTTGTCCAGCTGTTTGGCCTTGCTCTGTGTGTTAACAAAGGTATAGATTTCGTTCTGTAGGTAACCCATACCTGCTACTGGTGCCAGCAGTTTGTTGATAGCTGGTTGCATTTTGGCTAAGACTTCGATCTTGGCGAGATTCTCTGCTCCCACAGCAGGTCTATGGCTAACACTGGTCAAGCCAAATACTTTTAGCTCTGGGTTGGTGCTGAACTGATCAGGATTATCAAAGTCTTCTCCGCTCTTGTCTCCAAAGTAACTGAAGAGTTTGTGTGCGGCCACTGCTACTTTGGCCTTGGCCAGTTCTCTACCAATTTGGCTGCTACCGATTACCGAATAGGTTGTTTGGTTAGGGGTAAAACTTATACGACCATCACCACCTTGATAGGGTTTGCCTGGGTGGAATAGGATATCACCGTAGACATAACCACGGAAGTCTGCAGGCGTTGCTTTTTCAAATATGGGCCATAGTGCAGCCATGTCCCCAGCAAACTTGGCACGCCATTCTTCGCCCTTGCCTCTGCTGTTGATAAAGCCAGCTAGTTCTTCTGGGCTAGAACTCTTGCCTTCTTCACGACCCCAGTTGTTCTTGCCCACTAGTCGGAATGTACCGTCATCATCTCTACCCCAATATACCGTGGGATTACCGTCCCACTTGATGGTAATGCTGGTCTCTGGACTGGCTAGATCTTTTAGTAATTTGATAGCACGAGTAGCACCATCAGCTTCTGTGAACACTAGATCTTCTAGGTGGTTGAACTCACGACCTACCTTCTTAGGAGCAGGCGCTTCGTCTTCGGTTAAAAATTCCCAAAATCTCATTTTACAATGTCTATTAGTTGTCGCATCCAACCAATAGTACCTGGTTGATAGCTTTCTACTTGATTGGCTTTGGGTAGTTCAATGCCCTGCTTGCCTAGTGTTTCTCTAGCACCTGCAACAAGTTCTTCGTAGTTAGGTAATTTTTTAATGTAGTTAAGTATAGCATCAACAGATTTGATATCTTTAACTGAAGCAGTTTGTCCTAGCAATTCTTTGGCTATCTGATTCCAATCATTGCCGTTGGGCAACAGCTCATCTGTCTGTGGATTCAATAATCCATGTTTAGGGCTGTACTTCATGCCCTTGGCTCGAGCAATTGAACTTAACACGATATGACGATGCTCGCCACGGTAATTGCCACTGCCGCCAATCATTGATCCCTGCTGGAACTTGGGATTGGCAGAAAACATAAAGTCTGCTTGTACAAATCCGTTAGCAGGATCGCCTTTGATAGGAGTTTTCCAATGCACGTTGTCGCCACTGAGTTTGACATTTTCTTTGCCAAAGTGTGCGATAAGTTTAGCCGCAAATTCTTTTTTGTCTACTTCGTTGGCATCTACAGAAAGATCTAGGTCTCCTGAACTGTTGCGCTCAAAAGTTCCATCTTCGTGTGATTTACGACCTGTGGTGCCCAACCATTTAACTGGTTTCTTGTCGTCTAGATCTTTTTCTTTGGTAAAATCTAGTCCTGTAATCTTTTCAATATAGGCCACTGTTTCTTCAACATCTGCCGTAGCGATACGCTGTGTCAATGGCTGCTTGTCTGGGCCTTTGAATACATTGCCGCCTTCAAATAACTTAGTTGTCATTGCTTTCATCTAGTTTTCTTCGTTGTTTACGTGATTCTGCAATTCTACGCACACCACGGGTAAATTTACTAGGATCCTGTCCTTTGATAGCATTAATTAGCCTACGCTCAAGCTCATCAGCTGATTCAGCGTCATAGTGCTTGTGAATGCTTTCCAGCAGATTAATTGCAGAATTAATGATGTTAGTAGCACGACTTTCAATTAGGCTATCTGTGCTACGTACATCAGCAATACTATTAAGTTCCTGCAGAATTGATCTGGTGCGAAGTTTCATAAACTGTTTCCTATTACGTATTTAACTCAAATTAAATCTTATTATACATTAGTTTTTGGCAAAAGTCTATGTTGATTTTAATCAAGCTGTAATGTATACTGAACTAAATACTCAGTAGAAACCATGAGTGGCTACGATATACACAGAGGACATCAAAAATGAAAACTATATCAGACAAAATGCTCAATATCCTTGAGCGTCTAGCAGAAATGTTTCCACAACACCAAAGTCGTTTGGAACAGTACATCAACAGCAAAAACCCATCCAATGCCGCAGAAGTAGACTACTGGCAACGTCAGTATGA